TCCCCTGCGGTATGCTCTGCGGCTCCTGCTGGTGCGGTAGTAGTGGCGGCAGCAGCCACTTCGGTAGTAGTGAATACAACAGCAGTTACAGCATCAAGTCAGATCATCGTGACAAACGATTCATCTCGCGGTACGCTATTGAGTGTGACTTGCAATACGGCGTTCCTTGCCGCGCCTCCACAGATCACCACACGCACGGCTGGCACATCGTTCACGCTCACGCTATCGGCAGCACCAAGCACTAATCCGCAGTGCTTCAGCTACTCGATAATCAATTAACCCCGTGGCCACGACATCCCTACCCACCTGGGACGACGGCGTTACCGACTTTGACCAGCCGGAAACGTTTTGGGATGTCACGCGCCTCGTCACGGTGCCGTTGCCGGTAAATCCGGCCACGACGTACATCCCGTTTCTCCCCGCCTCAAACGCGAATTTTCAGTTCCAAGTGACCCTTGACGGCGCGAATTATAGCGTGATTGTCAACTGGAATTTATTCGGGCAACGGTACTATCTGAACATTTACACGCTGACCGGCGCGCGCGTCCTTACGGTGCCACTGATTGGTTCGCCGAATTTTTTCAATATCTCAATGACCGCCGGGTACTTCACGACGATGCTGATTTATCGGCCGGGGAGCGGCAACTTTGAGATTCTATAATATTGAGATCAGCGACCCGGCCAGCGGCGCGCTAATTCGTAAATTTTCCAGCCTTGACTCGAGCGGCGTCACGATGCTCGGCGCGCTGAATGTTGAACTCGATATGCCCAGCTACCCCTTCGCGAACCCGTCGGGTAACGACACCTTGCGCGTGTGGGGGATTCCGTTAAAAGAGAACGCCGCCGCCTCGAACTACAATAATAAATTGATCCGAGTCTATGCGGGCATGTCAAAGGGCCTGCCGCTGGCGAATCCGAAGCAACAAGGCTTGATCCTCGAGGGGATCGTCAATCAGTGTTTCGGGAACTGGCAAGGCGTGGACATGACGCTTGACTTCATCATTGTCTACGGCATCGGCGGCACGGAACTTGCCCCGAAAAATCTCGTCTTGAATTGGTCGAAAGGTATTACGCTGGGCGCCGCCGTAAAAAGCACGTTGATGGTCGCGGCACAGAATGCCCTCGGTAGCGCCGGGCCGCCGGTAACGGTGGTCGATAACACGAGTTCGGCCCTGGTGCTGAGTCAGGACGAGCCGGGCTTTTACGAGAACATGGCGCAGTTCGCGGGGTTCGTTCGTACGGTGAGTCGGCACATCAATCCCGATCCGAAGTACCCCGGCGTCAATATCGCATTTCGTGGGAACACGTTTTACCTATACGACGGAACGACAATAGCCGCGCCGAAAGCAATCGCTTTTCAAGATCTAGTCGGGCAGCCGGCTTGGCTGGATTTTCAAACCGTCCAATTCAAAACGGCAATGCGCGGCGATTTCAATGTGTCCGACTATGTCACTTTGCCAAAGGGGCAAGTAACCACGCAAGCGCAAAGCTCGTCTCAATTTCGCAGTCAGTCGGCCATCTCAGGGGTATTCCAGCTCGACATGATCCGGCACGTAGGGAACTTCCGGCAACCGGACGCGAACTCATGGGTAACGGTTTTTAACTGCCATTTGACTACCCCCGCATCATGAACCTCGCGCAAAAGATACCCTTACAACGCACGCTCCCAAAGGCGATTCAGGAGCAAGTGAACGACGCGTTTCAGCGCAGCGGGCAAGCGTTGCCCTGCTCAGTCGTCTCCGTGCGGGGGGCAATTGTCACGGTAAAGTTTGAGGTCAATAGTAGCTTTACGCTACCGAACGTCACAATACCCCTGGCCGGCGCCGAGTATTTGCGTTACCCGATTCAAGCCGGGTGCAAAGGGTACGTCGTGCCGGCCGATGCCCGCCTGGCGGCAATGTCAGGTATTGGCGGGGGCGTGTCGGATCTATCGCAACCGGCGAATTTAACGGCCCTCGTATTCTTCCCGTTCGGCAATGCGGCGTGGTTCACGGTCGATCCGAACGCGGCGGTGCTGTACGGCCCGAACGGCGTAGTGCTGAGAGATATCGGCAACGCATCAAATATTACCTTGACGCCCACCGGCGTGGCTATCACAACGCCCGAGGTAACAGTGACCGCAACGGGCAACGTGACGGTGAATTGCGCCGCAGCGAACGTCACTGCGTCGGCGTCGGCGTCGATCAACGCGCCAGCCATCAATTTAACCGGTGCGGCGATCTCACTCACGGGGGCTATTGCATTAAATGGCCCGGTGACGCAAACTGCTACCAGCGGGGGAAGTTCCGCGAGCTTCGTCGGCCCGATGACCGTGACCGGCGAAGTGACGGCGGCGGGCATCCCTCTGTCCACTCATAAACATACAGACCCGCAGGGGGGCGATGTCGGGCCGCCAATACCATGAGAACGTACGGACGAAAAACGAATTTAGACGGGTCGAAAACGTGGATCGAAGTGACGACCGACGCGAACGGGTATAACGATGCCGTGATGATCACAACGCTGGCGCAGTGTCTGAAGCTGTCGATCAACGAATCCCCGTTCTATGCGAATTACGGGATCAACGCGCAACAGTCGGTCATGACGCAAATTTTCCCCGACTACTACGTGCAACAGACGCAGCAACAGTTTGCGCCGTTTTTCGCGAGTCTGGTAATATCCAAGGTGCAGGGCGCCACGTCGCCCACCTATAACGTCAACCTCGTGACGCAGCAAGGCTCCCGCGTCGCGTTCCCGGTGCCAACATGACGATTAGTTACTCTTTCCCCGTTGTCATTGATTCGACCGGCCTCGTACCACAGAGTCCGGCGTCCCTGCTTTCTCAGTTGATCGCCAATGTTTCGGCGTCAAATCCGGGGTACACGGCGAATTTGCCCGGCTCGTTGATTGAGGATGTGTTGAGTACCGATGTCGCGGCGATAGCGTTGTGTGACTCGGCAAAAGTAGACCTTGTCAATAGCCTGACCCCCTACGGCGCGAATATCCCGCTGCTGACGCAGATCGGAAATATGGTCGGCGTATCGATCAACCAGCCCACGAACACAAGTGTCTATGTGCTATTTAGTGGGCCGCCGGGCTTCGTCATCGCGCAGGGTTTTATCGTATCGGACGGGTCGCACCAATACGTCGTACAAGATGGCGGCATTATCGGCACGAACGGCGAGACTGTTCCGCTGTACACGTTGGCCAGTTCCCCCGGCACATGGGCTGTGCCGACCGGCACAGTCGTACAGCTCGTCACTTCGGTACCCGTTGTCTACACAGTGACGGTCACGAACCCCGGCGACGGACTCCCTGGCCTTGCGATAGCCGAGACGGAGGAAAGCTACCGCGCCCGCGTGATCATGGCGTACGCGGCCCCGGCGCAAGGGATGGCCTCGCTCTTGCGTTCAATACTCAGCACCGTGGCTGGCGTGCAAACCCGGTTGATCTCAATTTTGCAACAGTCTGGCGGGGGCTGGGAAGTTATTTGCGGCGGCGGCGACCCGTACCAAGTAGCGTATGCGATAAATACCGCGCTGTTCGATATCAGTACGCTAGTCGGGTCACAACTTGCCGTATCCGGTATCACGCAGGCAAACCCCGGAGTCGTGACCACGAATTTAGCGCACGGGCTGTCGACCGGGGCGGTGCTGGAATTACTAGGCGTGGTCGGCATGACGGCATCGAACGGCGTTTCTTTTACCGCGACGGTCTTGACGCCGACCACGTTCAGCATCGGAATTAACACGACCGGGTACGGCGCGTATGTCAGCGGCGGGGCGCTTACGCCAAACCCGCGCAACGTCATTGTATCGATCAATGATTTTCCCGATACGTACCTCGTCCCCTTCGTGAACCCGCCACAGCAAACCGTGACCATGACGGTCAATTGGCACTCGATCACGCCGAACTATCTCAACCCGGCGACGGTTGCCGCGCTGGTGCAGACTTCCGAAGCGGCCTACGTCAATTCGATTGTGGTCGGCCAGCCGATCAATTTACTGCAGCTCAAAGACGCTTTTACGACGGTCTTGCCGTCGTCCATCCCCGAGGCATCGATTTCGCAGTTGACTTTTGCAGTGTACCTCAATGGTGTATTGACGGCGCCGACGAATAACTTGATCATCGGCGATCCCGAAAGCTATTTTGAATGCCTGACGACCGGCGTTACCGTGAATAATATCTAGCCATGCTCTCGAAAACTATCCCGTCCTACGTCTACCAAGAATACGCGGACGATTCGGACATTCAGGCGTTCAACACGAACTATAATGCGATGGCGCAAGCGTACGTGACATGGTTTGCGACATCCAACTTGCCGATTTATACGCAGCAAACCGGGCCGCTGCTTGATTGGGTAGCAAACGGGCTTTACGGCTTTGTGCGCCCCATGTTGCAAGGCGCACTGGTGCCGGACGATGTTTTTCAGCGATGCATCACCTGGGCGTTCTACAAAGGCGACGGGAAAATTTTTAATATCCGATGGCTGAAACGCCGAATCATGCGATTCCTCGAAGGAACAAACGGCACAGACCCGCACGTCGACCAAACTTACCAAATTAGCGTAACTTTTGGGCCGCCGAATCTCGTGTATATCAACATCCTCGGGGGCATTGCAAATATCGTCGGGAGCTTGGAATTCAATCAAGCGCAATACAATACTGAGCAATTTAACGAATTGGATGTTTCTATCCAGAATTATTTGATTACCACGCTGCAAGCAACCCTGCAAGAAGCAATCAACGCGGGCGTGCTGGAGTTGCCATTTCAGTACATTTACATAGTTGGCATTTCACCGTAAAATCGAAACATACTTAACGCCGTGAGGCGCTGGACGGAAAATGGCTCTCCCGATTATTCTCGCAGCGAATAACGCCGGCACTAGACTTGCGGCGGCAATCACTAATTCGCAGACGACCCTTACCGTAACGCCAGGCACGGGCGCTCTTTTTCCGTCGCCGGCAGCCGGCCAGTACTTCGTAATTACCCAAGTTGACGCCACAACCGGCTTACTTCGGGAGATTATGCATTGCACGTCGCGGACGAGCGACACTCTTACGGTAACGCGTGGCCAAGAAGGCACGACAGCGAGCGCCTATAATATTTACGACCCGTTGGCGAATCTTTGGACCGCGGGCCAATTCAACGCATTCGTTCAAAATATTATCCTGTCCGACTCCCTGGGCGGCGTCAGCGCGATACAACCCTACCCAGGCAACCCTAACGGCAACGTGGCGGGCAACGCCGTCTCGGGGAGTATCCCACCCTCGATGGTGTGGGATACGGTTGATTCGCTGTTGTGGGTTTGTACGTCGACGGGGTCCACGAGTACGGCTGCGTGGATACGCCCTGGTAGTACGACCGGGACGCAGTACTGCGGCACTTCCACCGGTACAGCAAACGCTCAAATTCTCACGCCCGCGCCGGTCCTGCCTGCGTATGTGGCTGGCGTTTCTCTCGCTTTCGTCGCGGGTTTTACCAACACCGGCGCGCTTACGGTCAACGTGAGCGGCCTCGGTGCGAAAAATGTTTATAAAGAAGGACCGACCGGTCCGACCGCCTTGACCGGCGGCGAAGTCGTGGCCGGAAATATCTTAACGATTCGGTACGACGGTACGCGCTTTCAACTCACGGCCACGGGATTAGGCACGGCGGCGCTTGCTAACGCATCGTCAAACACGGGCACGTTGGCCGCTGTATCGGGTGCGACGACCGCCGGACATATCCCCTTATTTTCGGACACGGCGGGCAC